AGGCCAAGGGCGCCACCATGCCTGATAGGGTCGCCATGATGGTGAAGCCGCAGTTCTAAGCGACGTAGCGCCCACCCCACGCGCTACACCGGCCCCGTCCCGTCTCCGTGCGGGGCGGGGCCTTCACACAGGAGCCCACCGTGAACCTCGCAGACCTCCGGGCGTACGTCGGGAACCTCCTGGACTACGACCCCACGAACAGCACGTACGATGGGCAGCTGGATGCCCTGCTGAATGACGCCCAGACCCGCCTCCTTACGGACAGGGCCTGGATGTTCTGTCAGCGGGAGGGGGAGGTCACGGTTCCCACGGACTCCACCAGTTCCTTCTCCGTGGTGGGTGGGTCCGCCACGGTGGCCGGCGCCGGGTTCCCTGTGTCCGGCTCCACTGTGGTCCCGGGGAGTTCCTGGGAAGGTGGCCAGGTCACCATCACGGACGCCAACGGCCTAGAGGGGGACTACGTCATCCGGTACGTAGCGAGCGGGAACCAGCTGTTCCTGGACCGGGACTTCGAGGGGACCACGGGAACGTACGCCGTCACCATCACCCAGCGGGAGGTGTACCTGGCGGGCGATACGGCCACCATCATGATGGTGAACGACCTGGACACGGGCACCCCCACACCCCAGTTCCAGCTGTCCAAGTATCAGAGGGACTACAGCCGCCTATCCCGCACGCTTCTGGGCACCCCGGAGGCCTACCTACCAAGCGAGGGCGCCCGCGTGACCGCACCCCGGAAGGCCCGGGGCGTGACCGTCACCACGCCAGGAGCTGGCCGAGGGGTCCGCACGCTGAACATCTACATGGTGAACGTCCTGGGGCCTGGGGCGTACACGCCGGAGAGCTACGGCCCCGGCGTCTCCGCTGGCCTGGAGTCCAGCCTGTCCGCTGTCCTGTCCATCACATTGCAGGACAACGAGGAGCTGGCGCTGGCGCCGGAGACGGTCCCCAACTCCACCGGCCTGTACCGCCGGTACTACTTCACCGCCCCGGCCCTGGGCATCAACGCCCCCCAGCGTCTCCGCCATGATGGCAGCGGCGGCATCACGGCCAACACGGACACAGTGGCGCCCCCTGGTGGTGTCACGCTGGTCCCGGACACGCGCGTGTCCATCCTCGAGGGCCAGGCCTTCCAGTCCGCCAGCATCCGGTACCAGGACGCCAATGGCGTCTACCCGTCCTTCCAGCTGTACCCGCACCCCAGCGCGGACACGTCCATGGGCGTGCGGCGCCTGGTGGCCCCGCGGCCCATGCGGGAGGACACGGACATACCCCTGGTCCCTGCCGCGTTCGCCCAGGCCATCGCATACGCCGCCCTCGAGCAGGTCACGTTGAAGCATGACAACGCGGCGCTATCCAACGTCTACCAGCGCAAGCGCACCACGCTCACCCGTGAGATGGAGGCCCGGTACCTGGGCCAGCCTCCCCGGCGCATCCAGCGTGGTGGGTCGGACTTCCGCACCTACCCGAACCCGTTCGGGCCTCTGACCTTCACGCCGTGAGGCCCTAAGTGCATGGAATCACACAACAATTCCGGGAACTTGGCGCCGTTGTCGAGTTCCTACCGCAGCCGGCCGATAGCTTCACGCGGCTGGAGAACGTCACAGTGGACCCGCAGACGTTCGGCTGGTCCACGCGCGTGGGCTTCGAGAAGTACCGGCCGGACCCTGCCGTGGGCTTCGAGCCGTTCCAGACGCTTGGCCCCATTGACTCCCTGTTTGTGTACGAACAGGCGCCAGGTGGGCAGCGTTACACCATCCTGTTCGAGAGTGGCGGGACCCTGTTCCTGTACTGGGAAGTGGGTGGCGTCGGCACCAAGTACGGACTCCAGGACGGCCGCACCATCCCAGCGCCCGGTGAGGCTCCCAGCCAATACACAGCACTGGCGGACGGCGTCCTGGTCACCAATGGGCGGGACACCCCCGTGGTGGTGCGCCCGTGGCCCCTGCCTGACGCCACCCACGCGGCCCTGGCTGTGGGTGTTGGTGTCCTCCGCCCCCTGGGCTGGGCGGCCCAGGCAGCCGCTCCCGGCCTCCTGGACGTGCAGACCATCACCAGCGCGGCCGGCGCCGCTCCAGCCTCCGCCAACACGGTCACAGGTGACAGTGTCACGCTGTGGTGGCCGGACCAGCCTGGCGCCATCAGTCGCCCCAAGGCGTACGGCCTGGGCTTCGCTACCGCTCCCTCCGCAACGGTCGCCGGCAACGCTGCCCAGTTCCGCTACCGCGTGAGCTTCCTGCTGGGGAACGGGAGCGAGTCCCCGCTATCGGACGTGGCGGAGGTGTCCTGGCAGCTCGAGGCGGGGACGGAGGGGTTCCGGTACTGCGTGGCCATGGAACTCCCCGTGGGACCGGAGGGGACCGTGGCCCGCCGGGTCTACCGGACCCAGAACGTAAGCCCAGACAGTCCGACGTACGCAGACACGGACCTGTACCTGCTGGACACCGTCCGCAACAACACGGACGCGCTGTGGTTCGACCCGTACAGGTCCACGGCCGTGGGTGCGCTGGCTCCGCCCATCACGGACTCCGTCCCCCTGCCGTCTCCTCGAGCTGGGACGGCAGCCGTGTACCAGGACTGCCTGTTCCTGGATGGTGGCCCCGCGGACGCGAACACGCTGTACTTCTCCAAGCCGGGACTTCCCGACCAGTTCGGGGGCGCGGACTACATCCGCCTGTCCGCCCCAGGTGGCGCTGTGGTGCGCCTGTTCGCCCACTACCGGGTCCTGGTGGTCCTGCGGGAGAACGGCGTGGATGTGGTGTCTGGTGACTACGCCAGCGGGTTCCAGGCCACCACGGTCACGTCCCAGGTGGCCTGCCGCTCGCCCCACACGGTTGACCAGGTCCCTGGCCTGGGCGTCGTATTCCTGGCCCAGGACGGCGTGTACGCGCTCCAGGGCGGGTTCGATGGTGGTTCAGAGATGCAGGTCCTACGCCTGTCCGAGCCCATCAAGCGGACGCTCCGCCGCCTCACCCCGGACTGTGCGGCCAGGGCGGTGGGCCGGTACTCCCCGATGGACCGGGCGTACCATTGCTACATTCCAGTGGACGGGAACGACCGCCCGAACCTGGGCGTGGTGTTCCACACGGAGAAGGAAGGCTGGTCCATGCGTACCGGCTTCCCCGTGGGGTCCCTGGACCGTCTCCACAACGGGGCGCTGGTCTTCGGCCACAACACGGGCACCACGCCAGGGAACAACGACCCGGCGGGCCTGTTCGTCATCAGCTCCCGCCGGACTATGGGCGGGGCCATCGTGGATGACGCCTACGTGGAGAACGGACCGCCCACCAGCATCATGAAGACGGCTTGGTTGGACCTGGGCGACGCCCAGCTCCAGAAGCGCGTCCAGTACGCCACGCTGTGGGCCATGACCACAGGCAGCGTCAACGTGTCCGCGGAAGCGTACAAGGACTTCCAGCGGGAGGGCATCCTGTGCCGTCCCTACCTGGCCCAGCCTCCTGACGCCCAGAACCTCCCCGTGTTCGACTCCGCCACCATCGGCGCCGCGGTCTGGGAGGACACCCAGCTGGTCCCGCTCCGTATCGGCGTGGCTCAGCAGTCCTGTGCGTGGTTCGCGCTCGAGGTGTCGACCACGGACGACCTGCTGGTAGTGGGCTGGGAAGTGGAGTACCGGATGCCAGGAACCTCCACCATCGCAGGAAAGCGCGGATGAAGTACTGGACCCAACACCAGGCGCGGACCTCGCAGACCACGGAGGCGGACCAGCTGAATGCGGAGATGCAGGCCAGCCAGTCCGCCATCACCACGCTGGACCGCACCCAGACGCCCCAGCTGTCCTACAACCCCACGAACGTCAAACCCTACGCCCTCCACCAAATGTGGGCCACGGGTGGCGCTCCGGCCAGCCTCCAGGGTCCACTGTGGGGGACGGGTACGACCCGCGGAGAGCAAACGCAGTACCGGACGGCCGGCGCCAGTTCCCTGGCCTATCAGTTCCTGGCCATCACCTACCAAAACTACAGCGGGGGCTGGGAGACGGCCCACACGCAGACGCTGACCGGCTTCCGTGGTGGCCACCTCCACATTGAATGGGGCGGCCAGGTGGCCCTGTTCCCTGGGTTCCAGCAGACATCCAACAACTACCACCCAGCCAACCCCAAGCGGATGCAACTCCGTATCCAGGTGGCTGGCGTGACCATGGTGGAACGGCTGGGCGTGGCCCGGTCAATGGGGTCCTTCCGCGTGGTGGGTGGCGGCCTGTTCCCCCAGGGGGACATCCAGGTGGAGTACCAGTGGAGGTACACCCCAGCGGGCCAGGATGACGCCATTGTGAACACGCCAGCCGGCCGGCATTTGATGCAGGCCCACCTGTTCGGCAACAAGGTCCTGGCCATCGCCCGGTACCGGTAGGAGGTCCCCGTGTCCCGCATCATCCAAGACCGAATCAACCCAGGCGCCGCCATAGACGCGGGAGACCTGAACACGCGGTTCACGGCCTATTCGCAGCCCGGCGCCCTGGACCTTGCCAACCACGCGGCCGGCTCCGTTGACCTCCCCCAGGTCCGTGGCCAGTCCATCATCACGTTGAACGCGCTGCGGACGCCGCTGGGAACCGGGACCTTCGACCACGCGACCGTGGAGACGGTCCCCAGCGCCACCAGCTCCCCCGCCACGCGGTACGAGATTGGCGGAGGGACCACGCGGCTGGTCTTCGGTGGGAGCGGCTGGACCATCGGGACAGGGGAGGTCCTGCGCGTCTACTGGGACACTTCCGCGCGCCCCCTGGTGTCGGGCCGTCCCTACGCAGACCCGAACCTGGGGACGCTCGCCATTGATGACGGGGCCGGGGGACAGTTCGATTTAAACGATTGCCTGGCCTGCTGGGTCCTCCACCTCGAGATGGACACCACCTCCAGCGCCCTGGCCGCCTGGGTCCCCGTGCCTGGACAGGGGGACTACCAGAGCGGGAGCCCTTCGTTCGAGAACGTGGACGCCATGGCGGCCCAGACTATCGTTCCGGCCTATTTGGAATACTCCAAGGAGGGGAACGCGGTGGAGGGCGCCACCAATGACCGGACGCTCCTGGCCATGCAATGGGGCGGCGTGTCTGGCTGCTACTGGCTGAACCCCACAGGGTCCACCACCATCTACGGCCTCCGCGTGGTGGTGACCGGCATTTACCACGCGGCCAACACCGCCAGCCAGAACCGTCTGGAGCTGTTCACGGCCGTGGGCGGCGCTTCTCAGAAGCTCGAGCTGACCACAGGCCAGCTGTCCGCCATACACCAGCGCATGGGGTAGCCGCATGGCCTACACGCCGCCCAACACGTTCACGACCGCCACCCCGCTGGACGCTGCGGATGTCCAGGGGAACCTGGACGCCCTGCGCGTGTACCTCCACGAACAGGTGGTGGGCGCGGACCTGCGCGCTGTCCAGTTCGTGGACGGCCGCCACGTCCAGGCGCCGGAGTGGGACCCCATCCGAGGCCTGCAACACGGTGTCAGCGGATGGCAGGGCAGCCAGTGGAGTGGCGGCGCCGCTGTCCGCGTGTCCTTCACCACCAGCGCCATCACAGGCCGCCGCTACACAGGCGCAGAACAGTGGGTCCAGCAGCCTGGCACCGGCCTCACCATTGACCTGCGCGCCCCGGCCACCATCCTGTTCCACTACTGGTGGGAAGTGGAGGCTGGGCCGGATGACGGCTCCCGCGGGCCTGGAACGTCCGACCGCTACAGCTACACCGCCCCGTACGTCGGGAACGTGGGCCTGGTCATTGCGTCAGCCAGCCAAGAGGTGGTCAACAACACCAACGGCTGGAGCGTTGGCACGGACGCCAAGGGCGCGGACTCCCCCTATACCTACATCGGGTACGGCCAGCATGACGGCGTGTACCTCGACACCACAACCGGCCCCCAGCGCTACACTGTGGGCCTGTGCTCCCTCTCCACCATTGACCGGTCGGCCGTCCTGAATTGGGGCGTGTCCATCGAGGTCACGTACCTGTAAGGAGGCCCCTATGGCCATTGGAGGAACCCTTCTGGGGCTCGCAGCTGGCGCCAAGGCCCTTGGCGGCGTCGCCCAGGGCGCTGGCACCATCGCCCAGGCCCGCCAGGCATTCTCCGCAGAGGACCGGAAGCGCCTGGAGGAACTGGAGGAGATGGAGGCCCGCGGGGAGCTGGGACTGGCCGAGGGAGAGCGGGAGGGCCTGCGCGCAGAGGCTACGGCCCAGCGTGGCGCCATCCTGCGGAGCCAGGAGTCCCGGGCGCTGCGGGAGGCTGCCGCGGCCCCCACGGTCACAGGCCGGGACGTGTTCCTGCGGGAACAGGTGGCCCAGCAGGAGGCCGCCCAGCTCGAGGAGAGCGCC